ACTTTGGCGACAGGGTTAATGCAGAAGCCAATGCATTGCTTGACATGGAAGTTAATAAGGCTATTGTCCAGCAAGGCATTCAACCAAGAATGAAATTTAATCAAATATACTAATACAATGTCTAACGTTTCTATCTCATCCCCATTTAGTAGAAAGTTTGTTCACGCTGACTTTACGGCTGGACTTACTGCTGCGAACCTAGTTGCTTCTTCCGTTCCCGGAGAAAGACGAATCATTACACTTATTCAAAATAAGTCTGCTACAGCAACTATTACTCTTATCCTAAACGATACTGGGTCTGTTGGATTTACCCTTCAACCAGCAACTCTATTTTCAATTGATAACTATGCTGGAACGATTAGAATTGCTGCATCTGCAGCCTCTACTCCTGTCCACATTGCTTATTCGATTGTGTAAGTTATGAGCATTAATATTTTTGGCGGGGAGGATTCTATTGATATAAAGAAAGCAAATATTATTGCCTCTGAAGTAATTTCTATTGACAGGGCAAATGCGGCAATGGCTTTTGGTTGGGGTGCTGGACAATTTCCAAGATTTGTTACTAACATTGGGGTAGGTAATTGGGGCATTGTAAATCAAACTACAGGAGTATATAACGCTTCTGCTGTTCACTCTGGCAATACTGTATATTTTACTGGGATGAACGCTAACACAGCACACGAACATAAAATTAAGGTAATTAATGACCTTTCAGACTTTGCTGTAAACTAATGAATAAAATTATTTCACCATATAAAGGTTTTGCTGGGTTTGCTCTTGAAGGAAAGACAACCATCATTGGTGCAGTTGAAGCAAATCAACCATTTGATTATATTGATGGCGTTCAGATGTATTTCGGTAAGACTTTGACTGAATTAAACACTAAAATTACTGAAGCAACTACTGTTGTTGAATAACCTATGTCTATTTTTCTTAGTCCAAATTTACCAGCCAATGTAGTTGAAATTGGCAATGAGATTACGCAGACTAAGATTAATGAAATTAACTCTGGGACTCTTGCCACGCAGACTTATGTAACAACTAATTTTGCACCAAAAGCAAGTCCTACATTTACTGGAACTGTTACAATTCCATCTGGTGCTAGTATCAGCGGATATTTAACTACTGCATCAGCGTCTACGACCTATTTGGCATTAGGAGGTGGGACATTAATTGGAAACCTCGTTTTAGACGACCCTGCCCTTGGATTTCCAGCAACCTTAAATGGGGCATTGTTTAGTTTTTCTGGTGGTCTTGCTATTAACATTGAGGAAGCATATATTAATGGTTTTAACATTCAAAACTGTGGTCAAATTTCTTTTGCAGATTCAACTGTACAGAGCACAGCGGCTGTTCCTTATACTTATGACCCCAAGAAAGCCATTGCTAACGCCTGTGCTTCTTGTATGTATATTAATAACGGTTACATTGCCTTTGATGGCGGTGTAGCATTAGCACTTAATAGTAGCAGTAAATTTTCTGGGGGTGGACAGTATAGACTTGGATGGACAAGTGGAGGAAGTTACTCTAACACTTTTTCTCTTACTTCTTGGACAAATCCAAATGGCGATATAGTAGCACAGGCTTCAAATGGTGGTTATTTAAGTTTAAGTGGTGAGATGCTTGCTTATTCTGATGATGCTGGCTCAACTTGGACTTATTCTGATTTTACTTTTTAACACTATGTTTACACTACTTCTACTCCTTATAACCCACAGCATCTTCCTTATTGGAGGAATTTGGATTGGCTACAAGAATTCCAACTCCTCAAAGGTTCAAAAGGCTAAGACTCTGCTGGAAGAAATCAGCGGTAAGTAATGGCTGAACAGGCACAACAGGCTGGAAGTTACCTTGTTGATGGTGACCAAGGCTTCTTAGGGTTCAACTCCAAGGACAATCCACAGTCCTTGAAGGAAGGGACTCTCTCGTTGTGCCAGAACTTCAGACTTAACAGGGGTATTGCCGAGTCCAGAAAAGGGCTTCAGAAACTCACCCCTGCCGGTGTTGACAATGTTCCATTAAGGTATGTAACCACATTTAAGACTACTGCGGGGGTTGACCTTGTTGTTTTAATTGCACAAACTGGTCTTTATTATTTCAACACAGTTACTTCAACCAGAACTGGTCCTGTTGCTTTCCCTGCTACCCACGAAATCCTATCTACCGACGAAGTAGGTGCATATCAAGCGGGTGGAAGTTTGTATATATTAAGGGGTCTTTCAAAGTTTCCTTTGAAGTGGGTTGATGGTGGGGGAAGTATTATAACTGTTCCTCAATCTCCCTCAACCCATATGCCCAATGGCATACAGGGTATATACATTGGCAACAGGGGTGTAATTCAGAGTTCTTCTGACGAAATCAGCGTATCCCATTATCTTGAACAAACCGTGTTCAGTTTAATGGACGTGTTTAAGATTAACGATGGGTCTAATGACTCTATTGTTGCTATAGCACCTTGGGTATTGAATGAGTTTGTGGTATTTATGCGTAATCGTATGTATTACGCTTCCGTTGGGGCTGGTGCTTATGCTGCAGGAGATGCCCCAGTAGCCGCAGACTCATATGTCAAGGTTCTTGCTACGGATATTGGTTGCGTGGCAAGAGGGTCAATAGCCCAAGCCGCGGGCGGTATGATGTTCCTTGCTGATGGAGGGGTATATATGCTCACCCCACAGTCTGCAACGACTCCTGAGGGTATGCGGGCGGGTGTATTGGGTGAGCCATTGAGTGCACCAATCGACGATATTATCCAGAGAATAAACCAGAACGCCGTATCAAAGGCAGTCGGTATTTACTTCAATAACAGATACTACCTGTCAATACCGGTAGATGGTAGTGCGTATAATAACGTAGTAGTCATATTTAACTTTATTAACAAGCAATGGGAGTCCATTGACACATTCCAGTCTGGTATGGATGTGTCGTTTATGGTTACTGGCATTTACGGCGGTAAAAGAAGGCTCTTCTTTGTGGATAAGGAATTCGGAATCTTCCTTGCCGAAGAATTACTTGATGGTGACCACTATGACAACAGCACCTTAAATAATGTGCTTCCTCTTGAGTTGCCATTCCTTCTATATGACCCATTAGATGCTAATGCGTTTACTAGATTCAACATTGACAGTAAACTGATTACCCGTTCCTACAGTTTTGGGTTCTCTGAGGATAAGCGTTATTCGCAGGTTGAGATTGACCTAAAGGCTGATGCTGGTTCGCAGATTAAAACTACAGTCTTAACCGAGAATCCATACTTCGAAACAATCATTGACACATTTGGAGTGCCATCGTCAACTTTCAGCGTAAGAGACTTGCCTATTCGCAAAGTTTGCTCATCCTGTCTAATCAAGATTGAATCTTACAACAAACCTTCGTCTGTTAGGTCTTTGTTTATCACAGGAATAAGAACAGGCACTAACATACGCTCTACTAAATAAAATGCCAGTCCAACTATCAGCAGGAGAAGTCTTCGTAAACGGTCAACAAGTTGACCAAACAAGACTTAATAACCACGTAAATGGTGCTATTGTATTAAAGGGAGCAATTACGGAACAGGCTCAAATTGAGTCACCTACACTTGCTTCAGACGATAAGTTTCTTGTTGTTGATACATCTGCTGATACATTGAGAAAGGTTAATGCATCAAGTCTTGTTCAAAGCAACTTGCCGGTGATTTCATCGTTAATTACTTCAAGTAATTACCTAGCAAAGCCAAATGAGGATGTTTCAATTGTTGCTAATGATGGAGTTGTTGTAACTGGTAAGACATTTACATCTGTTGACGGAATTAACGTAACAATAACCTCAACGGCACACGGACTTGTTGCAAATCAAGTAATTACGGTAACCGCATCAATTGCTGCTTATAGCGGAAAGTATAAGATTACATCGGTAACAGTAGACACGATTGTGTATGCACTTAGTGCTGCAGTTACTATTGGTTCTGGAACTTGTAACTACCAGAAGGCTGGAACGGTGTTTACTGATGACCTTTTTGTCGTTGGTGATGAGTATGTTACTGGCAACCTTAATGTCGCAGGAACTGTTAAAATAGGCAACAAAACACCACTTCTAATTGAAGATGCCCAGTATAAAACATATGTTAAATCTGGATTTGTAACTCCCGCTGCAGGAACAGAGTTTACAGTTTACACATCACCAACACTTACAATCCCTGCCGACGAAACTTGGACATACCAAATCATCACATTGTCTGATTCTGATAATGTAACCGGAAATACAAGACCAAGTGCTAACTATGTTAGATTTAGGGTTTACAACAATGCAACTCAAGTCTTTGAGCGTTTTGCTTCCAATGGTGCATACGGATATCACTCAACGACATTTATATACTCCAAGGCTCTTACATCAATTGATAATGGATTTATCTTTAATGTAAAGATGCTTGGAGTTATGACATTTACAGGAACTGTTCTTTATCAAGTTGTTCTTAACAAGGTTAAGACAGCATCACTTTCTGATGTGGCTTCCTGCATCTAACAAATACAAAACCGCTTAAATACTATGGATTTAACCCAAGCAGCCGCAGGATATGGTGCATATATGAACAACGGCAGAAACGCACCAAATTATGGTGAGTTTATGACTGCTGATGCACAGCAGTATTACAATGAAAACATGGGGGCAATCGCAGCCCAAAAGAAGATTATTCCTGCGGCTATGCAAGCAGAGGAAGCAATGCTTCCGCAACTGCAAGGATATCAGCAGAGAAGTATGGCGTCCCAGTCCCAGAACCTTTTGGGGCAGTATGGACAACTACAGCCGTATGCAAACCAAGCCCAACAGCAGTATCAAAATCAGTTGATTGGTATGTATGGTCAAGGCGGTCAAATGGCTACTAATTATGCCGTTCAAAGTCTAGGTCCACAGGGTGCTCAGAATTACAATATGTTCCAGCAACAGGCTGGCGAAGGACTTGCAATGGGTTCTGGACTTGGCTACCAAGACCAGATGTATGCCGAACAATCCGCAAGAGCAGCAATGTCAGCCAGAGGATTGACAGGCAATCAGGCAGTTGGTCAAGAAGTGCTTAACTCATATCAACTTGGAAATCAAAGACTTCAACAGCGTCAAGCAATGGGTGCACAAGCATATCAAATGGCTAATCAACAGCAATCATTTGGTCAACAAACATACAATGCTCCAGCAATGCAAACCTCACAAGGCTTGTATGGCGTTGGAGAACTTTACGGTGCTACTCAGAATTCATTCCAATCATTTGGACCTCAGTTCTTGCAACCAGAGTCTCAATACCTTGCTAACATCAGAGGTAATAGAATCTCTCAAGAGAACGCAGATAAGGCTGCAAAGGCACAACAAAATGCAGGATTCCTTGGTGCTCTTGGAACACTTGGCGGAGCCGCAATTCTTGCTTGCTGGGTCGCCAGAGAGATATATGGAACTGAAAGCAACGATTGGCTTATCTTCAGAAAATGGCTTCTTACTGAAGCCCCTATTTGGTTTAAAGACCTTTACCTTGAAAATGGAGAGCGTTTTGCCAACTTTATCTCAGACAAACCCTATCTAAAGAAACTTGTAAAGTTTGCTATGGATAGAGTTGTCGAACCAAGAAGAAAATACCTACAACTTTATGCCTAATCAACCTCAACAAAGACAAAATATGTTTACCAGATATTCTGGTGAGCAAGTCCAACAAATTCCAGCAGGTTATATTGAAGGAATGAGTTCTATGGGAAGAGCAGCCCAAGGAGTTGCTAGTTTTATGGCTCAAGGTATGGCAGACAAAGCCAAACTTGAGGTTGCTTCAAAGCAGGGAACTATTGATGCTAGAAAGGCTGATGCACTTGATAAAGCAAATGCACTAAAGCAACAAGGTCTTGATGCTGAAAGTGCATATAAGGCTTACAGCCTTGCGGCTGATGCCGAAGATAAAACATACACTAGAGTAAAAGATGCTACTTCTTCACTAGGTGGTTCTATTGGAATATTAAAGGAAGAAATTGGCAACAAAGATACGACTGAAGAAAGAAGAAGAGAAGCAGCACTTGAGTTAAAGCAAGCCAAAATTGATTTTGCTGAATCTACAAAAAGAATGGTTGCGTTGTCTAAACAAACTCCACTTACCTTTGATTCGTTCCAAGAAAGTCAAAGAAAGATTAGAGAACAAAGACTAAGAGAGGCAATGCCAGGGGCTGCACTTCCAGCAAGACCTGCAACTCCTGCAACAGTTCCTACTAGTTACTATCAATCTCCCGCATTCCAATCTCCATTCTCAACTGGAATGGAAGACAATGCTACAAAAACAGTAGCATTTGGAGGTTCACCAAAAAAAGCCGAAGTGGTGGGGGGAAGGGTTTCTTCGGTAGTTACTCCTGATGGGACAAAGCATAGAGTAGGCGGTTGGGTATCAGAGGCAGACCTTCCAGCAATTAACCAAGTGGTTACTGCTATGGAAGCATCTAGTGCTGGCAATGCCTATGGGACTCCATCTGGTGCTGAAACGCCCGGACCTACGCCTGCTCCAGTTGAAGAAAAGGTTGCGTTAAACGGACCACTAAACAGTAAGTATTTCCATACAGAACCTCTTACGCCTATTAATGGGTCAAGCAACAGGGACAACAGACACGGAACGATATTCTTTGAAGAAACCGTAAGCCCAAGCACAGGTCAAAAGACCAGAACTCCTATTGTTAAATATAACTCCAATCAACTTGTTAATGCTGATGGAAGTCAAAACGCAGATGCACATATGGAGTTGAGAAGACTTACTTTAATTAATGAAGTCTTAAAGAGTGGTGAATACAAGAACACATCACCAGACCAAGCAGAAAGAGATGCTGCAGATGATGCCTTTGGAACAGTAGATAACGCACTTGATATGCCAGCAATTAGACAGGCATATGCGTTTGTTGATAGAAATCTTCAAAATAAGTCAAATGGCGGAATTGAAGCCGATATGTGGGGTTCTAGATTTGAATTAACATATGGTCAGCGTCCGTCTATGTTCATCGCCCAAGGTGATGCAATTGTTGAAGAATACATTACTCCGTCTGCCGAAGTTGCACTTAGGGCAACCGCAAATGGAAGAATGGCTAGAGCACTAGAAGATACGTCAAGTGCACCAAAAGAACCAGAAGGACTTTCTAAATCAATTGCGGACAATGATACAGCACTTAAATTCTGGAAAGGTGAAATTGCTAGACTTGACAAACTTCTTGGTGACCCAAACACCGTTAATCACAAACCTACACTTGATGCATTAAAAAATAAGCGAGCAGGTGCTGTAACTCAACTTGAGGCTGAAAACAAAATTACACAATCAATTCAAACTCAAGTTTCTAATTTAGATGTTCAAAACAGACAATACATAGCAAGGCAAAAACTTGCGGCTGACGAATTGGCGTTGGATGAGTCGGTAGCAAGACTTGACAAGATGGGAAGAGAAAAGACCGATGACATTGAGAAACTTGTCACAAGATGGGTTGGTATTCGTCCGCAGGACTTAAAGAGAACTAATGGATTTGTTGCTCAAGGACTTAGAGATTTGCCCAAGATTTCACAACAGATTCCTATTATGATTAATGGGAAGCCTACTGGCAAGTATTACTCCGACAGACTTGACAGCGGTGAATTACTTGAAGCATTAAGAAAGAATGGGGATTATAAAACGATTGCAAGACTTACAAGAAATATGCCTACGGAAGAGCAACTTTACAATAAAGATATTGGCATTTACGCTAAACAGAAGAAGTGGGATGAATCAATTTGGCCGATGAATAGATTGAATGAGTTAAATAATGAACTTATCAAAGAACAGAAAAGCACTGGTGGTAGTTGGGCATCTGTAGCCTTAATGAAAGTAAGAATGCCAAATGGCGACTTGGCAACTGCAGGGGCATTGCAAAAGACTTTAGTTGGGGCTATTCGTGAATCAGTTGTTGGACCTGGAAATCCTTCTAATTATGAACAAGAAGTTCTTTCTTCAATTGTTCCAGACCCTTCTGAAATCTTAGGAATTCCATCAAGACAGAAAGCGAGACTTCAAGCGTTGGCTACAATCTCAATGCTTCACCATTACAATAGCATGATTTCAAATGGTCTTTCTCCTACAGAAGAGACATTAAAGATGTATAGTAAGCAAATAGGTCAAGTTCTTGGCTATGAAGTCACCCCAGCAACATTTAAAGGATTATATGACGACTGGGATAGACAAAAGACTATGTATCGCAATAGTGAGTTGGTTAAAAGTCCAAACTCAAACATTCCTACTGAGTATGCCAAAAGACTCATTGACAGTCTGGAAGCAAGAACAGAGGCATCTAAGTAATTTACTTGCTATTTATTGACTCTTATAGACTATAATCCGATATGGCTGAGACACCTGCTTCTGGTTTACCTAAGAAAACATCCCCGCTTGACCCTTTGACTGCAGGAGTAGCCACAAGACCAGTTGAGGCTATTGCTAATGAGATTGAAACAAAGGCAATACAAAGGGGAGAACAACCTCCATTTATACCAGTAAGGAAGGGTGAGTCGTCCTTTGTGCCTCCAATTGAACTTCAAGACGGAAGCCCAGAGTCAGAGCAAGCGTATCAAAACATCGTTAGTCAGAAAAATCCTCTTGGTTACCAGATTAACAGAAAGGTTATTTTTGCACTTGAATCTCAAAAGTCATACCTTGAAGACTTAAAGAAGTGGGATAAGGAAGCAATGTATAATGCTAATGTCCTTCCCGGTGGTGGAACTATTCCACTTAGAGAAATTCCAACATTACATCCAAAGGCACAATTCCTTGTTAATTTTGGGAAAACACCAAAAGATATATTAATTGGAATAGCCAGAGCACAGGCTAAAGCACAGCATTTTGCTGGCAAATATCAAGACGACCCT